GCAGTTCCATCATGGGTGTGTCCTGTACTAGCAGCAAATGCCGCTAATAATTGGTCAAACTCTGCATTAAAATGAGACGCTTCGATAGTAGCACCATCAACAATTGTTGCGGAACTCTGTCTAGTATAAGTTGCTCCCATATGTTATCTTCTTCCTCCTGCTATAAATTCCATTTCAAAACCTTTTAAGGCTACTGGACTGTTGCTTGTTGCATCTAATATTTTTGCTGCAACTGTAAAACCACTCCCTTCAACGGGTTGTCTAATTAAATTAGAACCTGTAGAACCATACACGGCTGTTCCAAAAACAGATTCTGCTAAACCATACTGTGCTATATTACCTGTTTGAGATAATGTATAGGGTTCTGGTTGTGGTACTTCATCATCACTAAAATCATACTCTAATAAAAAGCTAGATGATAATGTACCTGTTGGGTCGATATTCCAAATTACTTTTTGAAAACTTTTTCTAATTCCGGGGTCTCCCATAGTCATATCAGGTGACCTGTAAATACCGCTTATATTTACTGTTGTAGATGCTTGTGTAAAAACATTTCCTGATTCTTGTTTATATACAAAACCATCATAACCACCAGATATTATTGTTTCTGTTCCTGATATAAATTCTGAATCAGTGCTAGAAACTTTTAAACCTTTTACATCACCATACTCAAAACCTAATTGACCTGTATTAGGATTAGCTTTAATGACAGATAATAATCCTCTTGATGAATCTTCCGCTTGTGTATCGGATGTAGGAAAGAATAATCTGTATTGTGATTTATTTCTAATAACTACTGAATTAATATTATGTGTAGTTATTTCATTAATTCTTTTTTGTATTTGTTTTGATACAGTACCTAATTCTATATCATCAATTCTATCTGTACCTGCAATAGTTCTTAAACCATCAGGTGCTAGAAATACAACATCACCTGCAAGTTCCTGAATACTTCTACCATCTACACATCCAATATTTCTAGTGACAGGTTGTACTGCAAAATCAGAAGAACTACTTCCTGTTAGTTTAAATATTTTATCTTGGCCAAATATAAATAAAGTATCACGGAAAGCTTTTAGTCCTACAATTTCTGTATCTACTTTAATTGTACCGCCACCTGAACCATTCGTAAAACTATTAGTTTCAGTTGGACCCATAAAACTTATTTGTTGTTTATTACTAGCATCTCCTGAAAAAAATATATGATTCTTAAATATTTCTACAAATTTAAAGTTAGCTGTTCCTGATGCACTAACAACAGATGTACTAAAAGAACTGTTTAATATTTGTGGACTAGATGTTCCTGTAGCAATAATAATTTTATCTGTGCCATCAAAGTTAAATAATCTATGTTCATAGTTTTGTGTGGGTGTTCCTAGACCTGTAATAGTAGATGTCCAACTACCACTACCTGCACTTGCTCTATGTATACTACCACCTCTACCTGCTAAAACTACATTATTAAAGATTGCAGTAAATACTACTCTTTCTGTAGAGGCAGATACTTGAGGACATATATTAGAATTAAATTTTGTAGTTCCTAGTATTTTTTTATAACCACCTTCAATATCAGGTTCAAAGTTTTGTAGTTGTAGGGCCTCTCCCGGAGACATAGAGAACACATCTTTGTTTAAGATTAATCCTCCACCTAAACTAACTACTGAAGGTTGTGTTGCTGCCATACTATGTTACAGTTAATACTGAAGTATTACTTGTTGTTCTATTAGAAGTGTTAAGATTTACTCTAGTATCTTTCATATATTCAATATGATTTAACATTTCTATTCTAATTCTTTTGACTCCTGCTTCGTATTCAGCGTTAGATATATTAGCCATAGGTACATCATTTTTTAATTTATATAAATAATATTTTGCTCTATTAACTACTACGTCTGCATAAATATCTGGTAAATCCATTGTATCACCATGTGCTGATAACTCTGTATGTGTTTTATAGTATTCATAAAATACTGTGTAATCATCAAACTTAGGTATCGGTGATAGGCCAAAACTTTTATGGTCAGGTGTTCTATACACAAATAAAGGTTTGCCATACTGTGAATCATTAGCTGCTACATCTTTTCTAAATGCACCTTGTAAAAATCCATCATAAGTCATAGGCTTTAACTTAACTGCTTCTTCTTGTCTTTTAACTCTTACATAATCTACATCCATATTAGTAGCTGTGCTTGGATTATTTAATGTTATAAAAGTTGTAGCTGCGGTTGCTGTAAATGTTGTTGATAGTATTTCACCATTACCAAAGTCTGTAACTGTAATTGTACTATTTAAATTTTGTGTTCCTTCTGCTGCAGTACCTACTTGAACTTTAAATGCTTGTCCTGTAGAATTTGTATCATATGCTCTAACAGATATATTATAAACTTCTCCTACAATAGTTGATATAGATTGATGTGCTGCAAAATCATTTAAACGTAATCTACCATTACCTGTAGAATTATAAGCCGCACTACCTGAACCTGCTATTGTGGTCCAACTACTTATATCAGATGTAAATTCACCATTAGTAATTAAATTAGTAGGTGCTATTCTAAAAGAATCAAAGTTTGCTTTTCTAAATGCTGCAGGAAAATCATACTCTTGTTGTCCTGTAATGGCTACTTGAGTTCCGTCTGTGTGTAACCAAGGCCATTCAACTTCAGCCATATATAAATCATTAATAGCTTTGTTAATAAAATTTTTAGCAGAAGTTTGTACACCTCTACTTGAACTAAAGTTAGAACTTGTTAGTTCCACTTCATTCAATTCATTTAGTACAAAATTAGTTAATTCTAAATATGTCCTTGTTGTTGCCATTTGCTATCCTGTTTTTGTTGGTTAATTGCATCTATTTCTTCTGCTGTCATACAAATCATCATGCTAGAGTGTATGGTCTCTACTGGAAATTGTCTTTCTATTGATTGTTTTAGTTCTGGTTTTTTAGATTTTAAAAATAAATCACAAGTTTCTACTTCTGGAAATTCTACAAATCTATATGTAAAAAGTTTTGGAGATATTTCTCCATGTAATAATATAACTAATACTATAAAAAATTTCATGTTTATTTTAAAAGGAGGGGTATAAACCCCCCCTAGTTATTTGCTATTATGCAAATGTTACTTTTTGTGCTTCGGAATCACCTTCACCATCGAAGTCAGCAAGTACACAGAATACTCTGACTTTTGCGTCAATAGCACCTGTTGCTACTACTAAATCAATAGTGTCAGCAGCAGCATAGACTCTATATCCAATAGATGTTGTACCCATTGAACTGTCTCCTGCTCTTGCTCTGGTTGTTTCCAAACCTGCGGTTGCAGTTGAAGCAGATACAAAAGCATCTACGTCTGCACCATCGCCAAGTGATAGAGTTCCTGAATTACCTGCACCATCTGCAGTTAAAACATCTAGACCTGCATACAAACATAAAGTGTTTGCAGGTACTTCTATTACTTGTACAACGTCACCGGCTGCATTTGTAAACTTAGAAAAGTCTACTACTTGTGACACACATCTGACTGCCTTACCTACTGGTAATGCTGCAGGAGATGATGTGTTACCTGTTACTGTTAAAGTTGCCATTTAATCATTACCTCCTATTAGTCTATTTTGATATGTGAAAGAACGAGAGCATTGTCTCTTAGTACTTTTCTTCCAAATACATGAAGACCTCTAACTACATCAGAAAAAGTCTCAGGATGTCTGATAACTTCAATCTTTGCGATATGGTTAGCTGTCGCTGTAGATGACATATGACCACCTAATACTTTGAAGAAGTTCGAAGTTGAACTTGCTGCGAAGTTGTTTGTCATATATACGTCCATGTTCATAATCTTACCGGCAATAACTTTACCATTTCTTAATGGTGCGGCACTACCTGTAGTATCACTCATTAGTTTGCTAGATGCTTGACCTAATTGCTCTACAAATTCTGGACCTGCTAAGAACCATCTGTTCTCTTCTGGTACATCAGATGCATTTAACAATCTATTTACTTTAGAGATTGTGTCAACTGGGTCAATTTCGCCTGAAGCAAAACCAACATCTTGGTCTTCTCCAGAGCCTGAGTCTGCTCCTAGTAAGTGGTCAGGTGAAGATGAACTTACACCTGCTACCATTGCTGCGATTACGTTTTTGTCATAAGCGTTCTTAAGTGCATAAGCACCAGAAGAAGTTGCAACACTTTCAAAGTTAACATGGGAATGTCTTTCCTCAATGTCATCAACTTTAAATGAAAATGCGTTTGCTTGGTCGACAGTCAATTGGATTTGGTCATCAGTGATGTCTTGTGCATCAACAACCGCTCCTCTTGAGTACGCACTAACAGTAATAGTAGGTTCTTTTATGATGTTTACTGTGTCTCCAAAAGCTTCAATCTCACCGGCATAGTCAGTGTTAGTAATTGCTTCTACTACTGATGCGGTACGAAAGAATTTCTGGACTTTTTGGGAATAGATAATCGGGCTAAAGTTTCCGTTAGCTAGATTATTATTACCTGATACTTTATCAAAAGCCATCTTTTTTCTCCTATTATTTATTAGTTATTATTAAAATTGATATGAGTTAACTGTTTATACGATGCGACCTTCTCTATGAGCCTTATCAATGTCAGCTTCAAACTTAGAGTACTCATCTGGTTTCATAGATTTAATAGCTGCCCAAGTCCATTGTTTCTTATCAGTTGGTGTTTCAGATACTTTAGTTTTAGAAACTGCTTTCGCTGCTTCTTTCTTTGCATCATAGTTTACCTTCTTATTAGAAAGTCCTCTGTCATACTTGTACAAGTCTATTGCACGTGCTGCAGATTTTGGATTGTCACTATTATCATAAAGCCAAGATTGTACTGTACTATCCTGTACAGAAGCCCAGTCATGAAAATCTCCGCTTTCACGAATCTCTTTAAAGTCTGGATGCTTCTTTGCAAGTTCTACTTCTGCTCTATCTCTAGACAAAGAAGATTGTTGTTTTTTTATTTCCAACAGTTGTTCTTCCATTTCTTGTTTAGATTTAAGTGTAGCTTCTGTAGTTAATTGCATAACAGAATCATACATATCAGGATAGTCTTTTCTCCACTCTTCTAAATCTTCTTTAGATTTAAAAATAGGTTGAGAAGCAACTGCTTCCTTTTCTTTCTTAAGTTTGAGAACTTCATCTTTGTGCTTAGATATTGTCTCATCATAATGCCGTTTTAAATCGTCATATCGCTTCTTAAAAGCGGCATCTTCTACTCCTACAGGGCGGTCTTCTTTAGGTTTCTTCTCGTCAGTTTCTTCCTTAGATTCCTCGGTAGCTGTTGTTTCGACTTCCTTGTCCATTAAGTTCCTACTCGGATGCTTATATGGAGTCGGAGTTGCGACATCTTCTGTTGCTGAATTTTCTTCTACAACAGGAGTTTCTTTATTGTCTTGTTCCATTTATTCTCCTTCGGGGTGCTGTTGGATTCAGGT